CGCGCGCCTTTCCGGCTTTTCGACCAGTTCGACAAGCCCTTCGCCAGGGCCTCGAGGCCGCTACTGTACGCCTCTTTCGAGTTCTCGGCCCACCACGGCGCACCATCTGCGTTTACGGCGAGTGTGTCCTTGTTCGAGTTCCACCAACGGCGCAGCGAGTAAAAGGACCACTCCGGCTTATCCCCGGCCTCAATGCTGGCCTTCACGTGCGCGAGACCAGCGTTGAACGCAAACCTGGACGCACCCGCATGAGAGAGCAATAGGCGCTCCTGCGCGGGAGAAGGATCCAACGCCACCTTCACGGCTTCAAGCATCACGCTCACCCTTTCCCTTTCTCTACATGTCAGTGAACTACTACGCCATAGCAGACCAAAACTACAACAGCTCACAACCCTTGGCTGAGGACCGCGTGCGCCGCTTCGACTTCCTCTTGGTCGAGTGGCACGTTGAAGGGTCGGGTTGCGCGGATGATGGCGGAGGCTTCGGCTGCTGCACTCAGGAGTATGCCGTAGGTCTTGTGGCGCGCCTTGGTGGGACTGAGGGTTACGCCGGGTCGATCGGTATGCGCGCGACTGAGGTGCAGGTGCTCGGCCTCGAGGTAGCTGTGTGCGAGGTGGAGGGCGGCTTGCATCCGGTCGGCGTGGCCGGCGAGGGCGAGGATGATGTCGCCGTTGCCAGTGGGGGCATTGGTGGCCATGCCTGCGATGCTAAGGACCTGGCACATGTCCAGGATGCCTCGTGCTTGCACTGGGCCGCGCGTGCGGTTCGCAGGGACCGTGATCTGCTGCTGGACCACGGTCTCGTCGAAGGTAGTGGCGGCGGCTTCGAGGATGGCGTGGACTTCTGCCGCCCATTCGAGGCGACTGCGCGCCTCATAGGTGTGCGCCTGGCGGGCGTTACGTCGCGCGATGACACTACGGGGCATGTTCATACGTTGGCCTAGTCTGCTCGCGAGGTCACGTTTGCTGCGTCGGCTTTGATAAGGCTCCTGTAGTGCATGACGTAGCGGTCGTAGGTGCTGTACGGCTCGTTGCGTCGCGTTTCGGGGTGCGTGCTGCGTGACGGCACGTAGGGGGTGCGCGCATCGGCGTACACGTCCCACTTACCGTTTCGCGCAGCTCGATACCTGTCAACGGACAGTAAGGGGCGGTCGGAGCGGTCACCTCTCTGTCGAACGAGAGTGTCGATGATCTCATACACGCCGGCGAGGCACCCCCCACCGTAGTTCTTGAGTGCTCCCTTGACGAGCATGGAGCGGCCCATGGTGTACGCGGGGTCGCCATGGCTCTCGTGTGCTACGAAGTCGTCGCCCGTGTAGGTGAAGGAGCCGACGTTTTCGAGGCAGAACTCGAGACGTTCGCCGCCTCGGGTGAGGGCATAGGCTACGCCCTGGATGTCTCGTTCGAGACAGAAGGGGTTGGCGGCTGCGTCGTCTACTGCTCGGGCGAGTGCTCGTAGCATTTCCTGCGTGGGTGTCGTTCTTGTTCCGTCGAACAGGGGGATGCAGTCCTTGGGGAGGGAGACGAGGAAGTAGTCGGAGTTGCCGATGCGGGCCTCGAGAGTTGGCTTATGCGCTTGGGGTGTTCCTTGCGTGTAGCAACACGTGCGCAGGATGCACTCGGTGTCAGTTTCGGGGCGAGTGAGAGCCCAGTAGATTGGCCGTGTGAATCCGGCCGGCTTGAAGGGGCCATCGTCTTGGGGGTCGATGCGGGTGAGCGTGTAGGCGTTGGCGTATCGGACGGCCTCGCGGAGGGCTTGGATGTCCCACGCTGCGGCCTTGGGGTCAACGCCCTGGTCGGTGATCTTATAGTCGGCGAGAACCTGCGCGAGGGTCTTGTTGCCCTGGTCTGTCTTGACGACGGTGCCGGGGGTGACGGTGAGGCCGTCGCGGGCGAACAGGTTGACGACTCGCTGCCCGTCGAAGGCGCAGTACTCGTAGCCTGCCGGGTTGTAGGGCGCAGCTTGTAGGTTGGGTGCGCGTCGCGCTGCCATGTTGCGCAGGTCTTGGGCGCGCTTGACGGTCTGAGCGGTGGATGTGAGTACACCACCGTCCTCCTGGTAGAGGCTGAATCCTGGCCTCTGAAAGTAAACCCATGTTGTCATTCTGCTGTGTCCTCCGACGCTTCCTCACCCTTTAGGGTCTTGACGACATCTTGCGCCTGCTTCTGCTGATCCCAGAACGGGTTACGCACAGGCTTGTACTTCCTGAGCGCCTTGCCGGTCTCCTCCTCGGCCTTAAGGATGATCTTCGCGAGCTTGATGCAGACGCGGAACATCGTCTGATCGTTGTCGGGGACTTTCTCGAACTCTTCCTTGGTCATGCCGATCTTGGCGTTGAAGCCAGCGAGGATGTGCACGAGGCCGTGGCAGCGCTGGCAGAGCGTCACGAAGTTGCTCATCGCGTCGGAGCCGCCCACGTAGACGCTGGTCTTGTGGTGGGCTTCGAGCTGGCCGAGGTGGACCATGGACGTGATGCCCTTGCCGTAGCCGCAGGCCTGGCAGGTGAACTCGTCGCGCGCGAGGATCGCTGTGCGTAGCTCCTTGGAGAGGGGCTTGCGGTCCTTCGTGTCCTGGACGGTGTTCTCATCGACTTCGCCGAACATGTCCTCATCGTCGTCGCCACCCTCGAAGCCGACCTGTTCGGCTGCGTTTTCGGGGATGGGGTCGCCACCGTAGTTGTCATCCTCGATGTCCGTGTCGTCGGTGTCGGCTTCCTTGTTGAGGAGGTCGCGGACTTCGCGGAGCTCGTCGCCCATTTCGAGGAGGTTCTTGACTTCCTCGTCGCTGAGGGGCGCGTCTTCCGTGTCGTCGGTTGCGAGGTCGCTCGCTTCGTTAACGCTGGAGATCTTCCGGTCGTCGTCGCCTGCCGTGGGGTTCGCTTCTGCCTTGCGGAGCTTTTCGAGGGCCTTGTAGGAGCGCGTGAGGTCTTTCTTGCCCGACAGGAATCCCTCCGTCACTTCGGGGTACTCAGCGAGCATGACTTCCTTGAGGCGCATGGAGTCGCCTGGGTCGAGGTTGAGGAGCCAGTCGAGCATGGAGGGGGTGAGGCTGTAGGACTCTTCCATCACCTTCTGCATCGACCATTTCTCAGACCACGTGTGCTTCTGTGTGCGGTTGAGGACCAGGTGCATGAGGTTGGATAGGTCGCGTCCAACCTCGTGGTCGTGGAACGTGATGATGGCGGCGGGGATCTCGTCTTGGTTGTTCTTGAGGGACGCGAAGATGCGTCGCCACCCGTCGAGGACTCGGTAGCGTGGGCCCGCGTAGCCGAGCTCGTCGGCTTCTGCGCCGGTGGTGATGTTGTTGTCGGCGAGGAAGTCGGCGTACTCAGCGAGTGGCGTCACGACGACAGGGACAATGACACCCATCTCGCGGATCACGTTGAAGAGGCCGCTGTAGGTGTCGGCCCGGTAGTCCTTGATGGGCTTGGTGCCGACGACCTGGTGCGGGCTGATGTGGGTGTACCGGACGGAGTATGCGTCGCTCTTGACGGTCACCACGTCGTTAACGCTGCTGATCGCTTCGACTGCGGCGCTGTCGAGGCTGTCTGTGTCGATGTCGATGCGGAAGGGAGCGGCCTCGGTGTCGGTGCTGGTTTCGTCATCAGTGCCCTCGTTGAGGTCCGTGTCGTCCTCGGCCATTTCGTCGCCGTCGCCCACGGCATCCTCGTCGGCCTCGTCGGACTCGTCTCGTAGTGGGGCGAGCGTGAAGGTGGTGACGGGAGCTGAGGTTACGTCGTCCTCGTCTTCATCATCGTCATCTTCGTCGTCCTCATCCTCGTAGTCGTCGTCTTCGTCCTCTTCTGGAGTCTCGAGGTCGGCTTCGTCAAGGTCGTCAATGTCGTCGTCAAGGTCCAGGACGATGGTGTCTTCTGTCGTCTCGTCGATGTCGTTGTAGTCGTTCATGAGGGGTCCGTTCTTTGTGGGGGGCGGGTGCTTAGAGGATGGTTTCGGACTGGGGGTCGTCTTCGAGGCCGAAGGCTGCGAGGTACGCCTTGTCGGTGGGGCGCTGTGCCCTGTAGGTGTCCATGAGGGAGTCGAGGGCGCTTTGTGCTTGCTGGAGGAAGGTGTCGGCGGTGACGATGAGCGCTTCGAGGTGGTCGCGCTGTTCCTGGTATTCGCGCTCGGTGAGGATGATGCCGTCAACGGGGGTCTCGGTGACGGTCCCGTCGGGCTGTGTTGTTTGTTCGATGTAGCGGCGCACAGCGCCTCCCTTCCTGTGGGAGCCGTAACCGGGGCTTTTGCCCGAGTTTCTTTACTTGCTATTGTGTATTATAGGTCAGTAACGCATAGAGAAAAGGGAAAGGAGGGTCGCGTGGCGCTTGAAGCTGTCAAGGTCGCCCTGGACCCGTCCCCCACGCAGGAGCGCCTGTTGCTGTCTCATGCTGGTGGGGCTAGGTTCGCGTTCAACGCTGGTTTGGCCCACGTGAAAGAGGCCATTGAGGCTGGGGAGAAGCCCGAGTGGTCTTTTTACTCTCTGCGTAAGTGGTGGAACGCCAACAAGGACACGCTCGCCGTGAATATGGACGGTGCCTCGTGGTGGGCCGAGAACTCCAAGGAGGCATACAGTAGTGGCCTCGAAGCACTAGCGAAGGGCTTGTCGAGCTGGGCGAAGTCCCGCAAGGGCGTGCGGAAGGGCCGCCGCGTGGGCTTCCCGAAGTTCAAGTCGAAGGATAAGGCGGTCCCCAAGTTTACATATAGGACTGGTAGTTTTGGCCTCGTTCAGGGTGGCCGTGACCCGAAGGCGCTGAAACTGCCGCGTATTGGACGGGTTCACTGCATGGAGGACATGGCCGAGCGCGTGGGCGGGGCGCGTGTTGCGCATGACTGTCTCGAAGCGGGCTGGGCGCTGGTACGCAGCGTTAACCGTCAAACGCGAGGATCGGGAATCGCAGCGGACCCCGAAGGGTGGTGCCGTCGGCGTGGACTTGGGCATCAAGACCCTCGCCACCCTCTCGGACGGGACGGTCATCGAGAACCCGCGCTGCCTCGCGGCCAGCGAACGGCGGTTGAAGATGGCGCAGAAGGCCCTGAGCCGCAAGGTGAAAGGCTCGCGCCGTCGCGCTAAGGCCAGGGCGAAGGTCGCGCGTATCCACGCCCACGTCGCTAACCAGCGGCAAGATGCGATACACAAGGCAACAACCATGATCGCTCAGACGTACTTGCACATCAGTGTCGAGGATCTGAACGTGGTCGGCATGGTGAAAAACCACCACCTCGCCAAGGCCGTGTCGGATGCCGCATTCGGCGAGTTCCGCAGGCAGTTGGAGTACAAGACCGCGCGCAGCGGGGCAGCACTGCACGTCGTGGACCGCTGGTACCCGTCCAGCAAAACATGCTCGAAATGCGGGAGAGTGAAAGCCAAACTGTCCCTCGCTGAGCGCGTCTACAGGTGTGATGGTTGCGGCCTTGTCATGGATCGTGACCTGAACGCCGCGGTCAACATTCTGGTCGCCGGGAGTGCCCCGGAGACCCTAAACGCGCACAGAGGGACAGTAAGACGGGGCGGGCCCCCCGGGCGCGCT